GATCATGGTTGCCAAAGCTTCTGGCTTAACTACTTTGTAGCCATAAACTTGCAAACCACGAATGATGTTGCCGAAAGTTGTCTCTGAACGGATAGTCTCCATATTTGTCATCTGAGATGCAAATGTGAAGCCCATCTTATGACCACCGATCACGCTGAACTCACCGCCTGTAGTTTTCTTTAGGTTGTGAGACACATATACTGTGAATCGGTCAATCATACCTAGACGACCATTGCGAAGTGGTGATGTGTTGTCACCAGTGATAGACGCATCTTTCAAGTCTGATTGCTTGATAAGGCCAGCCATCTTCGCAGGAATCACAAGGAAGCGATCCCCTTCTGGACAGTTAGCTTCGTCAAGAACAGTACCCATGTCTACGATCTTATCAATGACGTTAGACTTTGTAAGAGCTTCAGGGGTACCTGCTACACCAAGATCAATGTTACCTGAAATAGCGCCAGCTGTTGTGCCTTTGTTATTTGCAGATACGTCTGGTAGTAGATCAGTCAAAACACGCTGGTCAATTTTGATCTTCATACGCTCTGAAGCGTCTTTAGACCACATGTCCATAAGTGCAATGTCAGACTGAACTTGGTCAACATCATCTTCGACGCAAGCAAAATACTCACCTTTGTCGATGATCAGTTGTAGTTTAGCCTTGTCAGGGTTTTCAACTGCAAGAGTCTGTCCCTTGACATAGGATTTGATGGTGATTTCTGGAGTGGTGCGGATGTTAACCGTGTCACCCATGCTGCGAATTTCACCTTCGTAGTCAGTGTTAGAGATCGCAGCCAAAACAGTCGCATCGTAAAAATTCTCGATGAGCTTGCCTGACCAGATCTCAGGTATAAAGTTGCCCGTATAGTCTGGGCGACCTGATGATACTGCAAAAGCCATGTTAGCCTCCTTTTAATTATGCAGTGACTATGCGACCTTCTCGCTGTGCAGCGAAAATGTCACGCTCGATTCGGCCACGCTCCTCCTCACGACCTTTGTACTTACCCTTACGAACATTTGCAAAGAACTGCTCGATGTCTGCAGGTGAATACGTCTGGCCTTCAGATGGTACAGCACTGCTGGCAGAACGACCTCGTCCTGGCGCAACTTGCTTTTCCAACTCTTCAGAAGAAGCCTTCCGATTGGTTTGAGCAACTGGCACACTATTTGCCCCTGGCCACGAATTAAAGAACTGCGCGACACGATTAGCATCTAGATTATTCTGTGCGTCTTCTAGATATACTTGCCGCGAAATACCTGTCAGGGGGTCAATCTCTAGCAACCAAGACTGAAAGTCTTCGTTACCGTTGATCTCATTCCATTGAGGTACTTTACTTGAAAGCTCGGCCCAAAACGACTGCTCGCTATTCTGTGCTTGCCTCTGCGATATTTGGTTTACCTGTGGTACCACGCTGGCTTGCAACTGGCGTACTGTCTGCTCTAAACTAGCTACACGAGCATTGGCCGCAGCCACTTCCTCTTTTGCAGCACGCCGCATAACACCAATAGAATCGCCGTACTCTTCGACATCCTTATCTGTGATCAGCGGTTCGCTATCTACAGCAGGCATCTCTTGAGGGGCGGACATTGTGCTAAGCAACTGTTCCATGTTAGAGACACGGGATTGTAATTCACGGTTTTCCGCCTTCATACGCGGAACTTCTGCGTTATACATTCCCTGCAGTGTTTTGTACTTTTGTTCCCAAGTGTCTTTAGTCTTGGTGTCTGGTTGTCCGTGCTCTTCGGTTCCAGACTGGGGTGCTTCGTTCTCAGCACTGTCGGAATCAACCTCTTGTACAGGCTCCTCAACAACTTCCTCTGGAGCCTCAGTGATTTGATCCTGTGCTTCAGATTCGCCGTTTAGTTCTTTGTACAGTTGCTGTACTTCCTCAGATTGCATTTGAACTTGCTTTGGTATTGCCATGTTGGACGCTCCTATCGGTGTGCGTAATTAACAGCTGTCATGATGACTTTGCCGCTATCTCAGGGGACTCACTCACGAACTTCGAAAGTTCAGTCAGAATCTGACACCGCCCCTGTGCAAGTGCCGTATTCTGTGCAACATTGGGTAGCTGCTCTAGCTCGTGCATCCGCCATTCCGCAAACCATTCGGCTATTACCGGATATTGACGGACACTTGCGGCTAACGCCTTAGTAACTTCAGGAGTAGGTCGAATCATCCGGCTGCTCCTGTGTCGCGGTTACTAACTGTGTTCGCATCTTGCCCGCCTTTGGGGGTACCGTCAGGCTGTACCGGTGTGCCCTCGCCGCCTGCTGCTTGTTCTGCTTTTTTAGCTTCAAGCTGCATTTTAGCTGACATACGCGTCATATAGCCTTCCTTCTCCCTAGATGGGATGATGTCGTCCACAGGCATCTGCAACCCTTTAGCCACTTCACGAAGAATCGCTGCACGGCCTTCTTTACCAACGATCTCCATGTCGATCTGATTGGCGGTTGCGTTAAGAAACTCAAGACGGCGGATGTTAACAGTCTCTTTGACTGCAAGGTTGATCGAGCCTTTTGGCAAGATCTCAACATCGCCTTTAATAGATTCGTCTTCGTCATAGCGCATATTGTATATGAACTGACGGTGTACAACTGGTTTGATCACATCGCTGTCGATATGCATAACCACTTGCCTAATACCTTTACCGGCTGCGCCCATAAGCATGGATAGCCCTGAAGATGTACGTCCTGCACCTTTTACATTCAGATCGCCATACACATAGGAAGGTATTCCTGAATGATCATCTGCTAGTTTACTAAACTTATCATACACGCCAAGTAATGTGTTTGCGTTGTCGTCAGGTTGTGTAAACCTTACAGCAGGTGCGCTTGAACCTAGCGGGTCGTTCGTGACTTGCCAGATTTTCCACGGGTGGAGCTGCGTGATGTCTTCGTTTGGCGGGATCCTTTCGAGGTTGACTTCGACTTGGGGGCCGGAGGAGATCCCCATATTGTTGACCAAAGCCCTCGCGGCAGCGTTACAAACGCTTTGAATATCTTCAATAATTTCTGGAATACCGCTACCCCAGAACGCGCCAGGGCGTTTGATGAAAGAAGTTTTAGCATAAGGTTTCTCCCCTAATGGATCATAGTTAAGGATAGCCTTGATAACATAGTCGCCCACGATCCAGACGTTTGCGTCATACTCGCGGTGCTCATCGTCTATTTCTTCTTCATCAAGACCCCACTCAATAAGCATCTTGCCTGTAACTTTACCCCAGAACTCTAGGGCATCGAAAGTCTCAGTAGGTCTATTAAACGAATGGAACTTACGTTCTTCTTCGTCTTTAACCAACTCTACATCCTCATTAATCCACGATTGCCCGTTTCCGTATTCCAATACTTTACGAATAGCATCGTCATCGTACCCTGGCACGCCAACAAGGTCGGCCAGTTCGGTACGACTTAGGGGATGGTGTTCAAATATATAGCCTTCATTAATATTTGAAATTCCTGGCTCTGGGTAAATTCTAAAAGGGTCTACTCTCTCGAACTCAGGAGCAATGGTTTCTGTTGCCTCTACAATAGTTTTACCATCTTCACCTCTAGTCCAGCCCAGTTTACGTTGTCTACGAACTACTGGCCCTTTGATAAAAGCGCATGGGTAAGTAACTAAATCAGTAATAAATTCATTAAAGGAATCACCCCAGCCGCCTTGCGCGAACTGGTCTAAAATCTTTATTTTCATCTTTTGTGCACGGTTATCTGCAGCTTCTAGCAGCTTAAACCTGTATTCTTGAGCTACCATTTCTTTTAGCTCGACCATCTCATCAGCCGATGGCGCACGATCTTCGTTTTCAACAATACGAGTAACTACAGCAGCAAACGCATTTTGTAGTTCTGCAGTTTGTTCGGGCGATAGATCTGGGATGGGGGTGGGGTTTAGATCCCAAGGAGGGGTGCCTGTATCTAGTAGAATATCGCGCAGCCAGCTTTCTGCTGCTCGACATTTAACCTCAGTAATCATCATATAGATGTCTGAGCCGCCCTGTTCATGAATCTGTGCTAGCTTATCTGCTTCGTATTCTCCATTACGCTGGCGCAAACCGCGTAACATAATGTTTTCAATAGGCTTTTTAGCTTGGCGTGCAGCATCCCAGCACTCACGCAAATGCGAAGCAAGACCCAAAACAACAGGATTAGCTTGGCGTGCGGCCAATTCCTTGTCGATCATTTCTTGTTCGCGCTTACGAAGTTCTGAATTACTTACGACATTAAGCATTAAGAATACTCCTCTTCATCCCGATCTTTGTCTTTCTTTACAGTGTCAGGATCATTTTTGTTGGTGTATACATAACCTCCGCTTCCATATTTGCGAACTTTACGCTCTGCCATACCGCTTGTATCCATCTTTGGATTGTCGGAGTATACAGTGTAAGGTTTACTGCAACCACATGGCATCCCGTTCTTATGCATACTTA